AGTATAAAGGTCTTTTGACTTCTTGGGTTTATAATTCTATTACTGGAGACATCTTTTTAGTTAAAGCAGGTTCGTCTCTTCACATAAATGAAGATAGTTTTAGTTCTGTTGCTTTTGAAGATTCTAAATCAGTTGATAAAGATGGAATAGTATTTAAATTTAATGGAATGGGTTTTGATGAATATCAGACCTTTGAATACGACAACCCTTATTTTCTTTTATGAAACAAGTATTACTAGTAACAGCAACTAAAGCCAAAACATTAGAAGAATTTAAACAAAGACCGCTAGCACCTTCTTTGGAATTACTTTGTGATAAACGATACAATGATGATCTCTTTGATTTCGAAATTGTTAAAGATAACAAAGACGGTTTACCAGAAGTCTATAATCGATATCTCTTTGAGAGACATAAAGATAAAATACTTTTATTTGTTCACGATGATTTAGAAATTCATGATCTTAATTTAGTTGAAAAATTAAATGAATCACCTTGGGATATAACAGGTTTAGCAGGCACTTCTCAATTTCAATTTCAAGATAAAAATCTTTGGCATGTTTGCGCTCCGCGCGAATCATTTTCGGGTTGTGTTACACATCCTTTAGTAATACAAAACGGTAAAGAGCTTCAAGTTGATCAAACTAAAAAAATGTCAACCCTTTTTGGTCCATGGCCTCAAAGATGTCTAATTTTAGACGGTTTATTTTTAGCGGTTAATGTAGAAAGAGCATTACAAGTAGAATGGAAATTTGATGAAAGACATAAATTTCATCATTACGATATCGCTTCTTGTTTAAGCGCTAATGAGAAGAAACTCACTATGGGTACTTGGCCTATTTTTGTTCTTCATCACGGACTGGGCAACTCGTTCATGACACCAGAATGGGAAGAGTCTAATAAGATTTTTAAAGATAGTTGGCAAAATGCCTTGAAGAAATCTGAATAGCCTTTATATTTTATACACTATGATTATTAATAGACAACTACTAAAAGAAGTATTCGGTGAAGATTTATACGGCGGGGTTCAGATCCACGACCGTTTTGCTTACAAGTTTTTTAAGAAAGAAGTTAACCCATTAGGTAATATTGTTTCGTTTATTGCACCGATGGAGGTGACTGCAAATTTAATTGATCTTGAAGACTCTCTCAATAAGGACTATATCTACTCAGATATGGCTATGAACTTTATTATGGAAATTCCTAATAAGGATATCTGGGGTGGTGTTTTGTTCCAACGTTTGCTTAATGCTCAAGTTGGTTCTTTACTCTGCGGGAAGTATCTCAACAAGGAAGGCTTTGTTGATGGGGATGACATTATGATCGAGACTGATAATGGACCTAAGAAGGCTTCAGTTAGTATTGCAGCTGAGAAGAATGGAGCTGTATTGATTCATCTTGGTATTAATATAGATGCCGGTTCTAAAGCACCTGATTTTGCCTACTCTACTGAACTCAATGACGATCAAGCTCGTCACTTCATGACAGACGTTGAAGGTATTTTCTATTCTATCCTTAAGGATGTTTTTGTTGCGACTACTAAGATCGTTGTTTAATGCTCTTTGAATATCTAAAGGATATATTTCTTCTTAAGAAGGGTAATTTACCTCTTGACGATTATATTCCGTTTCTTATTAATAGATGGATTTCCTTTGTTGGTAACTCCGCTATTAGTATTAATGAGACTGTTAACCAGTTAGGTAACATTGATAAGGCTCAGCATTATAAATTGCTTCTTAAATGCTTCCCTAAGCAAAAACGACAACCTTTTATCAAATACATAAAGAAGGTCAAAGAAGAGAAGACTGAAGAGGGTGATAAAGTAACTCTTCTGGCCTCCAATATGGAGATGTCTGAGAGAGAGGTCAAAGTATTACTTGAACTTAAAGAGCAATTTACTTAAATTTAAACATATATGATAGCTAACTCAATGGTCTCCTTAGGAGCCAACGTACATGGTATTGCACCAGAAGATTATAAAGACGTTCCTCTTCCTGAGGATTATGAAATTGTAGAACTGTTATCAAACGTTATAGCAGTTGAGTATGCAGATGTGGCACCTGACGGTAAGTCGCTTATGCGCAATGGTATCATCTTACCTAACCAGGTTGTAGATCATCGAGCCTGGCGAGTTGCTAAGGTTAAATTAACAGGTCCGGATTGTAAGCAAGTTAAGGTCGGGGATATTGTTATCTTTCCCGGTGACCGAGGCTTACAATCAATACAAAAGAATGGTGTAATGCTTGTCTTCTTATCTGAAGAACGCATCTTTGGTATTTGTAAGCCTGTTGTTAAAGAACAACCAAAAAAGAATAAGAAGAAATGAGATTAGGCCGTGCAGCATTAGCTCAGCTTTTGATGACTAATGTTGTTGAGCTGAGGTTTAGAAGAAGAATTGAGAAGGCTGGGTTCGGGGATTATCGCCGAATGCTTTGTACTAACGATAAAGGTCTTCTTATGTCTACTCTTGGTCGTAATATTCTTAATTTTGAACCAGCAACACAACCTCCAAAATTTAACCCCGCGCAAAAAAATCTAATTATTACTTGGGACATTTTTATGCAAAATTATAGATGTATAAACTGTAATGACGTAGAAACAATAGCAGTTATTCAAACATCTCCAGATCCTAAAGCGTGGTGGCAATATTTTAATGAATCCATTCTACCTATACCCGCTAATCAAAAGATAGCTTTTATGAACAAATAATTATGATATCTGTAGCATCAACATTTTTAGAAGAAATTCCCGGTGAAAGTTTCTTAACTCAATTTCTTCAAACACCTATAAAGTTTACTTTAGGTCAAAAAATTATTAAACAAGGCAAATTATTGATTTTTAAACGAACACATTATTATTTACATATTACTTTACTTACATCAAAAAACACTCGAGAATCGTTTGAAATACCCATCCCCTTTAAGGTCGAAGAATATGCACATGAAGGTCTAGCATATTTTGATTATCGTTTACAAGGTTTATGTGGCTTAAATGAAGAAATAAACAAAAGATTTTCAAAGGTTAAAATTAAAAATATTAACCCCTCCCAATACTATAATAGGATACTCGAGATTCAGGCACAAATTACATAAATAATACTATATGGCAACAAAAAAATTTGATTCTCTTTACGAAGAACTAACTCAACAATTATTAGAAGCTCCGGTATACGCAGAGCCTGAAGCGTTTAAAAGTAATTTAAGAGGTGGTATTGGTGCAACACCAGGGGATGGGTACGGTATCGGCAAATTAGCAGCGACTTTGCAAATTAAAAAAGAAGATGCTGTTGATTTAATTTCACAACAACTTTATGATAAAGTATTTCCTGGTGGTGTAAATCCCGCTAGTAACGACATGGCTTATAGAGCGTCAATTGCTAAAGCAGTAAAAGAAGTAGCAGAACAAGTTGCTAAAGAAAAAGGAATCAAATTAACAGGTTTAGGTAATGCTGTTGCAGGTTACACTGCTCGAATAATAGATCAACTAACAAAAGCTGATAAGCAATATGGAGCAGGAGCATCAGCAACACCACAAGAAATTAAGAACGTCGTATCAGATGATGAAGAAGTTGATGGGGCATCTCCTGCTGCGTCAGCAGAACCTAAAGCACCTAAAGCTGCTCGTTTCATGGAAGAAGCCGAATATGAGATCTTAACACCAGAAGAGATGTCTGAAGCTGGTGTTGAACTCTCTGATGATCTCAAGACATATTATTCAAGAGTTGAAAATATTGCCGATCAAGTTCAAAAGGGTAAGGATCTAGTCCGTACTGTTCAGCGTGGTGGTACTGATGTCGGTTCAGCAACCAAGGCTGTAAGTTCACTCATTCGCGCTGGTGCTATTAAGTATGCATCAGCTGAGAATTCTGATCAAGATATTGAAGCCTTAGAGCGAGAAGAAGGAGACATAGAAGAGATTGGTCGTAAAGAGTTTGAGAAATCATTTGGTAAAGTTTATAAAGACTATATGGCTTCTCAACCCAGCTCAATGAACATCGGATTCGAAGATTAATTTTATGGAACTAAATACACCACACTTCAATACAATTATTAATGAAATTCTTACAGAAGGTAAAAAATCTTACTCTGCTAAACAAGCTAAGAAAGGCAAAGATATCGGCAAAAAAGGCAAACAATTTGCTAAAATTGCTAAATCAGCTGGTAAGAAATACGGTTCTAAAGAGGCTGGAAAAAAAGTTGCAGGGGCTGTACTTAAAAAGCTTCGTGCAAAGGGTAAGTAACACGCATTACCGTTATACCACACTTCTTTAAAAATTTTATACCTGCATCGTCTCTATAGACATGCTTATAATAAACTTTTTGTATACCAGCTCCGTATATAATTTTAGCACAATGAATACATGGAGCATGTGTTACAAACATTGTACTACCTTCACCCGATATACAAGATTTAGCTAATTTAGCAACAGCGTTTGCTTCAGCGTGAATAACCTCAGGTACTGTTTGACCGTCTTTATCTTCACATATATTAGACCACCCAGAAGGGGTTCCATTGTACCCTACTGATACTATAGTTTCTCCCTTAACAATTATAGCACCTACTTTAAGTTTTTCAGCAGACGAAAGTTGTGCAAAACGTTCTGCAACATCCATATAGGCGTTACGCCATTTTTGCTTAATCATTCTTGAGGCAACTCTGCATCAGGTATTACTAAAAGTTTTTCGATATCATCGACCTTAAACTTAATCATACCTAAAGACACTGTAATAGCTAATAAAAAACCAATAACAGCAAACTTCCAAATAATATCAAAGTTTTGCATGTTTGATCGCTCCTTCTAATACATCACAAATTATTTCATTTACCGACACGTCTCGTTCGCAAGATTCTTGAATAAGAAATTCTAAAATTTCTCTAGACCAATCACCCATCTCAAGTTCTACTTTAGCAAAAGGTGTGAGTTGTAAACCACCATCTTTAAGTTCACAGGTAAACTTTTGACCTTTTTCAATATTGAGTTCAGTCATCTCTTCATCTGTAAATTCAATGTAATAATCTTCTTTTTTAAGAATAGTTTTTGCAATAGGCTGTTTCATATAAGTTTTTTTAACAAGTCAATATTATAATCATCCTTTGAAAACCGGCAAGAGGAATCTACCTGTCTTTGAAATTCTTCTTTAGTCTCTTTACTCAGTCTATCTTTTATATAAACAAGAAGATTGTTTAAACCTGTATCTGTTAAATGCAATTCTACAGACGATCCATCATATTCAGATCCATAACCACATTCAATTTTTATGGTTACCGGTACCATATTGTGTTCGAGAAGTTTGCCTGAAAAATCAGAATAATAAACTACATCTTCCGGAACAGCCGGCTTAAGAACTTTTTTCATATTAATATTTTAGTTGCCAGTTCATTAAATAGCTACTAATATTATTGAACTATGGCAGGAATGTCCCAGCGAGAATACAATGAATTAGTTGATGAAGCTTTAGTGCTTTTTGGAGGAGGAGCTCCATGTTGCAATATCGATTCAAGACTTTGGGCTGAATTTAAAGAACAATATAAAGAGTTCAATGATACTGTTCCTAAGACAGTAGATTGGTCTTATGATCAGGTAGTTGAATGGCTTGATGAATACCTTAAATCTCAAAAAGAACAAGAAAATAACAAATGATTAAAAAATTGAACATAGATATTAATTCAGTTAGACCTCCTGATTGGCTTGGGTATAAGTCTACTTGGCAAGATCGAGTTGGCTGGTTTATCCGTTATAATATTATTAGCAGGATTCCTTACCCAATTAGGGAATTTTATTATAACAAAATTAAGACCATTTGGGCACCTCAGCATGAGCGAATCCGCAAAGCTGTTCCTAAATACTGGTGGGACCTTGATCATGTTCTCCAAGAAGTAAATTTCGAGATTATCAAATCCTTTTACGAAGATGAATATATGGCTGGTATTGTCGACTGGGAAGGTACAGGAGGCGATTCTTTAAAATTTACTAAATGGTTAGAAGAAGCTTATGTCTATATTACTTCATACCGTAAAGTGCTCGAGAAGCAAATTGACAATGCTTATCCCAACTACAAGAAGGTTGAGAAGCTTGAAAAGGAAATGGAAGACAAGGATACAGAAGTACTTATTAATCTTGTTAAATGGCGCAGGCATATGTGGACATGAAAATAGGGCCTATTAATATTTGGTTTGATTGGATACCTTTATTTCATTTAAAGGCTTATCCTCGTTTTTCTTTTTTTAACGGTGGTAAGTATTGGAAATTTTCAATTTATTGGTTCAAATATTTGCTTGAGTTTTCTGGCCCTAAACGGGATAATACAGTATACAAAAAAGTTACCCCCGAAGAACTAGATAAAATTTTAAAAGAACTAAAATGAAGGTATTATATATTTTTATAGCTTTAACTTTAACCTCATGTACATATAATGATATGAGAAAACTTTTTACTGATCGGCCGGATAGTTATACAAAGTTCACAGGTAACTTTCACTACACTAAAAATCAAACGCAAAACGCTAATAATAGATTAGGGGTTGAAATTAAAAAGCCGTTTTATACAACTAAAGATAAAAAACAGCTATATTATGTAGGTGGAAGTGTTTATCATAATTACGATGTTTTTAAAACAGCTTATCATGTCAACGGCTTTGGTCATGTAGGAGTAGAATTTTGATATATGTTTAAAATTAAATACGTTTTTTTGGGATGTTTATTTTGTGTTTTAATCACTATAGACGGTTTACAGATAATTAAAAATCGTAATTTACAGGCTCAGATTGACGAGTTAAGAATTATTGTCAATCAAAGAACAATACCAGCACTAGTGCTTGATCCTTTAGATATTAGATAAATGAAGACAATTGTTATACCTGATGTGCATCAGCGCATTCAGTCTGTGAGACATATTCTTAACACTGAAACAAATTACGATGAGGTTGTCTTTCTCGGTGATTGGTTCGATTCTTTTTTTGAGCCTCCTAAGGTTGCAGGGTTTGAGGAGACGTGTGAATATTTGCGTCATCTGGTTTTAGATCACCCTTTAAAAAATAAATTCGTGTTCCTAATTGGCAACCACGATTTGTCTTATATTCATGAAAATAAAGATTATTCATCCAATAGAATATCTAAAACTGTTAAATATTATTGTTCCGGTTTTACAGCTTCAAAGGCTAAAAAGTTTAGACATCAGTTTTTTGATCGGGGGTTGAAAGATGAGTTTTTTACTGAACATTTTAAAATAGTTCATCGCACTCAAGGTTTTACTTTATCTCATGCTGGTTTGTCTGAAAAACATATCCCTTACGGTTTAACAGTTGATGATCTTATTGATAAAATTATACCGGTTGTCTGGAAAAATTTCAGAGACTTTACTCGTCCACATAATTATCTTATTTCTGGTGCTGGATTCTGTCGTGGCGGTGATTGTACAGTTGGTGGAGCTCTCTGGCTTGATTGGAATAATGAGTTTCAGGCCTCAGAAGCTATTGGTAAACAAATTGTCGGTCATACCCGTACAAAAGAACCAGAATGTTTGGGAATGAATAAACCTTATGAGAGTTGGAACCTGGATACTGAGAGGGATTATGGTATAATCATAGATGGTAGATTTACAACTAAACCTATTCCAGAAGAAAATCCAAAATATAAGCTCTCTTCTCGGGTTACTAATTTAACAGATTACAAAGAAACTACAAGACACGATATATGAACGAAGATAGAAACTATATAACCTTTATTTGGGATTTAGATAAACAAACAACACAAACAGAGAGCTTAAGCGCTCAAGAACAACATGACAGTTAAAGAGTTAATAGAAGAATTACAAAAATACCCGCCTGATAAGAAAGTCTTAGTTACTGCTTATGAGGAAGGATTTGATGAACTTGAACGGGTTTGTGAAATTAAGGTAGCTCATAAACCGAAAGAAAATTATTGGCAGGGTAATTATGAAGATTATCCGCTTGATGAATGCTTAATAAGCGCTATACTGTTACCGCGCCCATGAGCCCTGAACTACAAAATAAACTAATAGAAAAATATCCTATCCTTTTTAAGGATAGAAATAAGCCACCTACACAGTCTTTAATGTGCTTTGGCTGTGAGTTTCAAGATGGGTGGTATAAGATTTTTGACGATCTTTGCGATTATCTTACTCATCTTTCTAAACAGGAGAAGCTTGTAGAACTTAAGCCTGAGTTTAAGACAAAAGAAAACTACGGGTACATGTATGTCAAGTATCCAGATATTTCCTTTACTCAAGTAAAAGAGAAATACGGTACTATGAGGGTATATTGGATCGGTAATGGTATTGATAACTGGGAAGAGATTGAAAGTAAAATTAATCCTTCAGTTAATATTGAAACTCTTTTTAATGGCTATTATGATAAGGTAGAGAACGCTATTGATTATGTAGAATTTCTTTCTGGTAAGACTTGTGAAGAGTGTGGTGAACCAGGTAAGGTTTATACTAACGGGTGGTATGTGTCTCGGTGCAAGAAGCATGCTATAGAGCACTACGGGTTCGATCCCGATGAAGATTTAGAAGAAAATGAAGAAATCGTTAAACTATAAAGACGTACATTTAGTACCAAACTATTCCGAACTTAAATCGAGATCACAAGCAGATGTGTTCGTAGACTTTGGTAAGTTTACATTTAAGCTCCCTTTGGTACCAGCTAATATGGCCTCATGTATTGATATGACTAAGGCTACCTGGTTAGCTCAGAACAGGTACTTCTATATCATGCATCGGTTTTATGAGTATGATGAGATTTTAAACTGGATGCGAAGGATGAATAAATGTAAAGATCTTCTTCCTTTTATTTCTATTTCAGTCGGCGTTAAAAAAAGAGATGTAGATATGATTGCTACTATTGCTGAAGAAAAGCTAAGACTAGACTTTGTTACTGTCGATGTCGCTCATGGAGATCATTCTGAAGCTATTGGTATGCTTCGGTATTTGAATCTTTATAAGAAATCCTTTAACCCAGACTTGTTTATTATTGGTGGTAATATTGCTACTACTTCTGCTTACATCAGAATGGCTCCTTATGTTCAGGCTGCCAAGGTTGGGATAGCCTGTGGTGCTTCTTGTATCACTTACAACAAGACAGGTTTTGCCTCTCCTATGTTCTCAACTGTTCAGGAGATCGCCCAAACAAGAGAAGAACTTATGGATAAGGTTACCCCAGCTATTATTGCTGATGGAGGTATATCTTGTAATGGAGATATCGCTAAGGCTTTGGTAGCAGGAGCTGATATGGTTATGGCAGGTTCGATGTTTGCCCGTTGTATTGACTCCCCAGCAATGGTTGATCCAACTGATCCTACTAAGAAGTTTTATTTTGGTTCTGCTTCTTCTATGAATGGTAATAAAAAGAATATCGAAGGTCAGACATTATCGATGCCTATGAATGGTATGACCTATGAGCAGAAGCTTAAAGAAGTTCATCAAGATCTTACCTCTGCTATTTCTTATGCTGGTGGAGATAATTTAGACGCATTTAAAGAGGTAGAATATAAATTGCTATGAGTGAAAAAATTGAATATATACACGAACCAAAACTTACAAAAGGTAATGCTTTTTATGACCATAGAGGTGTTTTTGTTCCCTTATCTCTAACTTCTCATCTCACTTGGTACCAGTCAAACATTTCAGTTAACCCTAAGAGACTAACACTTCGCGGGCTCCATTTTCAGCTTCCTCCCTTTGCACAATCAAAGCTCATTAAACTTGTAGACGGAAGTATTATAGACTTTGTTGTAGATATAAGAAAAGAATCTCCCAACTATAAAGAGCTTTATATTTACGATATGGAGCCAGGGGATGAGTTATATGTACCTAAAGGGTTTGCTCATGGTTTTATTACAACTAAAGATAACACAATTGTCCAGTATTTAGTTGATAATGTTTATAGTCCAGAATCAGAAGGCTCTATTGTTTGGACAAAGTTCTTACCTTTGATGCAAAAATTTAATACAATTAAAGACTTTAACGTTCATGATATCACTATCAATGATAAAGATCTCGTAACAAAAAATTTTAATGACTAATGTTCAAAAGCTTGTAGCTAAGATTGCCGTTGACTGCCAAAAGCATGGCATCGGTTTTCATCTTGTACCTGACAAGCTTGTTGAAGTTGATAGTATTAAATGCTCTGGGTACTTTGATGATGTAGATCTTAAAGTAGCTGCACAAAAAAAAGATTGGCTTGATATCTTAGTACACGAATCTTGTCATATGGATCAGTTCTTAGAAAAGCATCCTCTATGGACAAAAGCAGATGCTGGAATCACTACAATTGAGAAGTGGTGTGCAGGGACGAATTATTCTCAACAACGGGTTATTCAAGCTTTTAAAGATACTATTGAACTAGAATGGGATTGTGAGAAGAGAACAGAGAAAAAGATTAAGAAATATAGATTAGATATTGATATGCCCCGGTATCGCCGGCAGGTTAATTCCTATCTTTTCTCATATTGGATCACCATGAGAGATCGCAAGTGGTACCCTTTCCCTTATAACAACCCAAAGATTGTTCGGAAGATGCCTGATAAAATTTTACCTCTCAAGTTTTACCACGACCCAGAGTCTGAGTATCTGAGATATTATAAGTAGCATTAATCTTTTCTAGACCATAATTGTTTTTATGGTCGTAGATATAGAACAGATTCGAGAAGATGAGTTTATACTCTTTCGTAAGGCTATAAAGATATTTTATAAAGGAAGAGAGAACGAGTATTTCGAGCAGTTTCGCGAAAAAATAGAATCAGGAGAAGTGGATCCTGATAGCCCGGCTTATAAAGAGATCTGTAAAGCTGAGGCTAAGGTTTATATGTCTACTAGAGGTTCTAAGGTATTAGAGTTTATTAAAGAATATGTTGACCTAAGATCTAGCGAGATCTTAGATAGTGTAACAGATGGTAAATCTGTTAAAGGTAAAGCTAAAGTTCAATTAGAAGTTCTCAAGTACGTTCTTTTAGCCGGGGAAGAAGATTCACTTAAATAATATAAGTGAGAAAGTACACTTACGATTTCGAAATATCGACCATGATCACTATGTTTGCTAGTGCTATGGATGATATTGTTGTAAAAAGATATAATAGATATAGAGAGCCTCAAGATGCTATTCGTTGTCGGTTTGTTTATGCACCTAAGCAACGCGTGTTAGCAGACATATTAGATAAAGCTCAAAATATACAGCTACCAGTAGTTGCTTTAACAAACGGTGGTATAGCTAGAGACCCGAATAGAGTATTCAACAAAATACAAGGTTCGTATTTAACAACTTTAGACCCTACTGTTGCTAATAAATTACCGCAACCTGTACCTATCGACTTAACAATTAATATGACAATTTTAACAAGATTTCAAGAAGATTATGATCAAATTGTAACAAACTTTGTTCCTTATTTTGATCCTTATATTGTTGTATCTTGGCGCACACCTTCAATACCGGATTATGAAATTCGTTCGCAGGTTGTTTGGTCCGGAAATATAACTGCTACTTATCCCTATGATATAAATTCTACTAACGTAGCAAGAGTAGAAGGTACTACCTCATTCACTTTTAAAGGGTGGTTATTTAAAGCCCGTCCTTCAACATCTGATGGTATTATCTTTAATATTAATTCTAACTTTTCTTCAGAAGAAGGTCTCAATTCTTTACTTTCACTTGATGCATTAGATGAACTAACTACAGAGCGTGTTTATCTCTCCGGTCAACCGCAACCACGTATTATCAATTAATATGATACTTTTAAAAAAGCCATATACCCCTGTCGTTTTTACTTCTGCTACCAACACTTTTAGTGTTTATGGTAAGTCATTTGTTAAAATAACGAATGTTTATCTATCAGGGGCACCTTACGAAAATACAACTTTTTATAATCCTTTTTCGAGTGTTGCAAAACTATCAGCTCATTACCCGGGGTTTTTTGGCGTTAAATTACTCTCTTCGACATACACTACAAATAATGATAATACTATAAGTTTCACAATGCCGTCTGCTACTTTACCGGGGTTTGTAGATATTATCGTTGAGAATCCTGCAGGTTATGGAAAACTTACTCAATATGTTATTAAAAACCTTTATTCGGGTGTTCAAGATCTTTCAACGCTTAGACCGTGGGCACACGGCATAAAAGTAACTAAATTTGAGGAATCTCAGTTTCAACCGCTGTTCGTTATCATTACCGATAATAATGATATTCTTATTACCGATACAGGAGATACAATAACTTACGGGTAATAACTCTTTTAACGTTCTTTATTACACTCTTTTACAACCACTAATGCTATAAACAAGCAAAATAGTGTAATAAAAATAATTTGTTCGAACATTTAAATAGCTTTTGAAGACTAAAAGAGCTTATCTGACGGTCACTCAACCTACAAATAAGCTTTATCTATTAGTTTTCTAAGCTATATATATTTATTCATTTTTATATACGAAAACTAGCTTACCTTTTGTATTTTTAAAAGGTTTGCGGGAATTCTTAGACCATTTAATTTTATCGTAATTTTCGTTATACCTTGTCTTATTTACTGGACGAGGCTTGTCCCCTTTACCTGACATAATTATTTTTTAGCTTTGTACTTCTTCTCGTACAGTTCTTCATCTTCTCGAGACATTTTTAAATCTCGTTTAGATACTTTTTTAGAACGCTCTTCTTTTGTTGGAAAATATACATGACGTTTTTCTTCTTTTGAAAGAAGAGGAAATAATTCATTTGTTAAATAGTATTTGTTAAATATAGGAAACCGTCCGTGCATAATAATATATTAATTCCATTCTAAAGCTTTTGCAATAGTAGGAAAGGTTTTTACAAATATTTTTTTCATCCAAAGAGCAATATCTCTGTGCTCTCTTTGCGTATCTTGTTTTGATCTGAGTTCAATATAATGAATGAATGATCTAACTGACCCAGACATATAAAGAGTAGTTTGCGTATTGAGAGGTAGAACCATCCGGGCACACTCTTTTGCTACACCTGAGTTAACTAAGTTGTTATAAACTTTAAGACTCTTTTGTTGTAACTCATTAACTTGTACAGCGAGATCTAAATGCTGGGACATAGGGAAGTCTTCATCTCCTACCTGCCTATTTGTTTTACCCTGGCTTCTAAAATAAAGATCTTCTAATTCTGTTGCTGCACTATATCGCTGACTAAACTCTTGAAAAGTAAATGAACGATGACGGAGTATCTGCGCTGCAATTGCTCTACTGGTTACAATCTCGAAGGTGCAAAAAGCTTGTTCAAAAATAGACCAATGCTGATGTTTAATACAATAGTTGATCAAGCGCTCTCCAGTTTCAGAATTATACTGATTGGAGGGGTTGGATACCCGTGCACAATAAACAATAAAGTCCTCAGTTGTTTTTATGCCTTTATCTTGCAGTTCCTGTACAGGCTGTGTAATGGACTTTAATTCTACTTTCATAAAGAATCCGCTAACATGCGTCTTTCTGTTTCGATCTTGTTATTGATACTGTCAAGCTCTTTTTCAAGTTCAGAAAGCTTTCTATCATATTTTTTAACAATCACTGGATCATTTTCACTCATAAGTAACTCACCAACTAAAACTGATTTAGCATGAATATCATCAATTTGTTTATTAAGCCAAAGTATTGTTTCAAGATGCATATTGGATTTCATGTAAATATGATATAAACTTATTTGAAGAATACAACTAAAACCTTAAATAATATACAATGATTCATCAGGCTTATACCTATAATAATGCCATTCCTGGTTCAACAACAGGACCTATTCAAGATCAAGCATTTCCATCTACAAGTTTATTAGGTGCATTTGTATCTCGTCTGCCATACGCATACCAAATTATTGACTCTATGATGGAACGAAATCCAAAGTTTCAAGATTTTCGTAAGGTTGCACCAAAAAGAGAAGAGTTGATTCAGGACCAATCTGTTTTTCTTCAAGACCCTGAATTGCAATTTCAAGGTGGTCCGGGTACACCCGGGGCGGTAACACTCAATAAAGATTATCAAGCATTCATTTATGCCAACGTTGATAAGGATAAAACAAGACGTTTACAAGATTATCGTCGTATGGCAGCTTTTGCTGAACTCGGAGATTGTATTGACGAAATTTGCGATGAATGTATTGTTAAAGATGAAAATGATGTAATTGTTCAATTTAATCTTAGAGGAGAGTATACAAAAGAAGTTAAAGATACTATTGAAAAAGAATACAAAAAGTTTATTCAAATTTTTGATCTTGAAGATAAAGGCTGGGAATATTTTAGACAATTTTTAATTGACGGAGAATTATATTTTGAAAATATTATTTTAGAAGATAAGAAAGATTTAGGTATTATCGGTTTAGTTTCGATACCTACTGAACTTATAAACCCCGTTTATCAAAACGTACAAAATGAATTAGTTAAAGGGTTTTTAATTCGTAAACCTGTTGTTGGTCCGGCTACCTCAATGAATCGTAAAGATCAGGAAGAGCTTTTCTTTATGAATAAAGCTCAGATCACTTATATTAATTCCGGAATTTGGAATGAATATAAGTCAATTCGTTTACCGTTTATTGAGAATGCTAAAAGAGCTTATCGTCAATTATCTCTTATTGAAGATAGTATCGTTATTTATCGTTTAGTAAGAGCCCCCGAACGTCTACGTTTTACGATTTACACCGGGTCAATGCCTCCTCCAAAAGCTGAAGCTTATCTAAAACGTTTAATGCAATCATATTGGAGCAAAAAGAATTTTGATACCACACAAGGTTCAGGAGGCCGGGTTACCAATATTTATGATCCACAATCAATGCTCGACGCTTACTGGTTCACTAAAGATGCTCAGGGCAACGGTTCAACGGTTGATACTTTGCCGGCAGGTCAGAACTTAGGACAACTCGACGACCTCAATTACTTCCTTAAGAAGCTTTATAACTCTCTCAAAGTACCTACATCTCGCTTCATGCAGAATGACGTGCCCTTCAAGGATGGTGCTGAAATTACAAGAGAAGAGTTAAGGTTTGCACGTTTTATTATTCGTATTCAAAGACAGTTTGCCATGGGTATCCGTGATACTTTTATTGCTCACTTAAAGATGAAAGGTTTTTGGAAGCAATATAAGCTTCGTGAACGAGCTATTCAAATGGAGTTCAACGTTCCTACGTCATTCATGGCAATGAGAGAGCAGCAGCTCTTACAGATCAAGTTTGATAACTTTAATAATGCTACTCAAAACGATTCAATTGCTAAGTCTTATGCACAAAAGTACTACTTGCAACTTACTGACGATGTAATGAGAGAAAATAGAGAGTGGCTTAAAAAAGACGCTGCTCTTCAATGGGAGCTTGCACAAATTCAAAATATGGGTCCAAATTGGAGAGAGCAATTAGCAGCACAAGCAGGTGTAGCACCTGAAGGAGGAGCAGCTCCTGCTGAACTTGGTGGTGGTGGCGGTGGCGGAGCTGCTGGTGGTTCAGAGATTCCTGAGTTTGGAGGATCAGCGCCTGTTGGTCCTGAAGCCGGTGAAGCGGCAACAACCACCGGGACGCCTGGAGCAGAAGGTGGTGCCGGCGCTCCACCTGAAGCGGGCCCGCCCACGCAGGCTGGCGGAGCAGGAACTCCAACTCCCCCGACGGCATAAATATAATATATGGCAACACCTCTTTTAACAGCTACACCCGCAGCAGCTCCGACATATAATCCTGGTATGGCAGATACTTTTTCTTGGGTACCAGTTGAAGGTGCAGGTAGACCTTTATATGCACGTGCAGTTTATCCTGTAGGAGGAGTAGTTTCAGATCCTTTAGCAACTATTATTACTCTTCTTCAGACTTTAACTGCTCAAGGAGCTCCTTAAACCTTTTAATCTTTCCATAAATATAGGTATATGGCACAGACCTTTAATATACCTAGACACCGTAGAGGCGATACTTGGCCGGGGTTTAATAAAATAGCAATTACAGTTGATGGGGTACCTATAAACCTATCAGATTGTAGTATTAAAATAGAATTTCGAGAAGATTATGATTCTCCTGTCGCTTTGTCTCTTTCTACAGAAGCTTCTACTGTAGTTATTCAGCCTGGTTTGTCATCATTTACAGTACCACCTATAACAATTGATATACCCCCGGGTACGTATTTGTACGATGCTCAAATAACGAATAATATCACAAACGCAGTTAACACATACATGGAAGGCAAATGGGAAATTTACTACGATATTACAAAGTAAATGAGCGAATCAATAACAATCGACGTCTCGACAACTGTTCAAAATGTTGATATACAATTAACAAATTTAAGTAGTATCAACTTCGTACAGCCTTCTACAACTGTACAAAATATAGATCTTCAAGTAACTAGTTTAAGTAGTATTAATCTTGTTGATGCATCAACAACTGTTCAGAACGTCGATGTTTTATTGTCCGGGCTTACAGGCTCAACAGTTAATGTAGATGTTATCTACCCTGCAGGCCCTCAAGGACCTGTTGGACCTCAAGGGCCACCGGGCCCTAATGTATGGGGGTCATTAACTGGTACACTATCAAATCAAGAGGATCTTTGGAGTTATTTATCAGGTGGTGTAGGTTTAAACATTAATGCCTTAAATCACTATCTATCTACAACAAATATAGTTTTATGTGCTTCAACAATTTTAAACGATTTAAGTGTTGGTGGTAATTTATTTGTTAGCGGGTCGTCAACTATTAGCGGAGATTTAATTGTCGGTGGTACTTTATTTACAGCTAATACAGCTATAGTATTAGGTACATATTTTGAAACTATTGGTGATGATATTTTAAGTGCTTTTGATATTCAACATAATTTAGATACTCCAAATGTAAATGTAGTAGTTAGAGATCTTCAAACCAATATATTAGCGTTTCCTGCTATACAAGTTTTAGATAGTAACACAATTAATATATCTTTTAACTTTGTACCAAGTTTAACATCTTATAGTGTTTCTATATTCGCTGGCGTACCTTCTAATAAAATTGCAGCATATAAAGGGGATTTTGGTATACCTCCTGATAGACCTGTAGCAAATACTTTTTATGTATCAATATCGGGTAATGATAGTAATCCCGGAACAGAAATAGGTAAGCCGTTAAGAAGTATTAAAAAAGCTTGTCAGCTAGCTCATAACGCCCGGGTTCAAAGTAAAAATGACCCAAACATAAAATTTACTATATTTGTAGGTACTGGAGATTTTTATGAACAAAATCCAATTTATGTTGCTCCCAATACTTCTATTATTGGAGATAATTTAAGAAGAGTTAGTGTATACCCGATTAATAAGCGGAATGATTTGTTTTGGGTAGATAATTCTACATATATATTGGGATTTACCTTTAGGGACCATTTAGCACCAGCAGCGGTAGTAGCTTTTCCAAATTATAAAATACCTTCTTTAACAGCTATTGCTTTAAGCGGGCTTAACACTCCATATGTTAGTCCGGGTATTTATAAATGGCGCAGACCTTATATAACTACAAGTCCGTATATACAAGGATCTAGTTCTATAACTTCAGGTTCTAATGGTATTTCAGCGGGATGTGGCATGAGAGTAGATGGATCTTTAGCGGAAGGGTTTCTTCGCAGCATGGTACTTGATTCCTATACTCAATTTAATGAAGGTGGTAGAGGTATACACATACTCAATAATGGTTATGCTCAGCTTGTAAGTATTTTTACAATTTGTTGTACAGAAGGAATGATTTGTGAATCTGGAGGTACGTGTTCTATAAGTAATTCAAACTGTTCATTTGGTTTATCGGGATTAGTTGCAACTGGAAAATCCCCTACCCCTGTATTAACCGGTACTTTAGCAGGTTTTGTTAGTAACCCTGAAGACCCTTTTATTACAACCACATTGATTATTTCAGGGGTTCAGGGCATGAATATGTTTCCTGATTCTGATTACTATCCGTCTTTATTATTTGTTCCTGGTGTAAATTTAGATACACGTAAAATAGCGTATGCTCCATATAGCGGTTTAATTTTTACTTTAGGTAATAATACTAATTTATATACTATAGAAGGCACTCCCCTTTCTTCAACACCTAATACATTTACAGTTAATACATTACAAAGAATTAATAATACAAATGTTAATATCGGAGATCAGGTTAATTTTTATATTAAAAGTACTATATATGCTAGTGCTCATACTTTTGAATTCGTTGGAACGGGAACTTTATTAAGAAATGCTGTACCCGCTTTAGGTGGTATAGCTACACCTGAAACTGAAGTTATTTTTGATGGAGGAGGAGCTGTTTATTACACAAGTACAAATCATACAGGGGATTTTAGTATCGGTGAAGAATTTAGAGTTTTACAATCTTCTGGTACCATTGAAGGCGATACATTTAAAAGATCTATTTTAACTTTAGTTACCCCGTTAAACTTGGCTTTAGAATAAATACTTTATAAAGTATTATTTAGAGCATGGCTACAGTACCTTTAAACAGATTTAGACGGGTTAGTTTTCCCTTGAATAACAACCCGGAATTGATATATCAAGTTCCTTTTGATAGAGCTAGTATTATTCTTGTTGCTTTAGGTACTAACGTAACTAATAACATTCAGACCGTAACAATAGGCTTATCAACCGTAAATCCTTTAAACGGAGCAAATTATATAGATTTAGTAAAAAATATAGAAATTGGGGCATATGATGCAGCCCATTTAACAATAGGGAAAGTTGTTTTAACAGATGGGGACTATCTTTACGCACATTGTAGTGATTTGTCTGCTATTAATTTAACCTTATCAATTTTAGAATCTGTAAATACATAATATGCCAAATCGTATAGAATATGCAAGCAATAAGCTAGCTACACCCCAAATTAAGATTGGTGTGGCGCCAAACTCTACTACGATTGCTGCTTTAGTTAGTAGTCTATCAGGATTGCAAATTTTTGGTAATTTAAAAGTACGTAATTTAACGGCAGATAATATTTTTTCTTTAGGTCAAATATCGGGTTTATCAGGTCTAGATATACAAGGAGATACTCGACTAGGTAATTTAACTGCTAACAACATTCAGGCATTGTCTGGTTTAAGTGTTCAGGGAGATACGGTTGTTGATAATCTAACAGCTACTAGTATTCAAGCTCTATCAGGACTAACAGTTCAAGGGGATACTATTTTAGACAATTTAACTGCAA